GGGGATTCCTGTTGTCTATGCAGCGCCTCACTGGATATGCGCACCCGCTGCCACGCGGGGGCTCCCGTCTGTGAAGCAACCTGTGATGGATGACAGTGCGCGGCTCTTGGCACTGCAGGCGATGGCATGGGCACAGTGGACGGTTGCCGAGATTGCCACGGGTGAGCCATTCGTGCGGCTGCGCGAACTGGAGAATGTCTGTGTCTAAGCCTGCCACCCTGTACGTGCAAAGTGGCAAGCCTATAGAGCGAGAGCTTGCGAATGCGCTGCTGCCGAAGTGCAAGATTGAAATGCAGCCGTGCGAGCCTACCGGCATATCTGTCTGGTACGGCGTGACACAGGGGTTCTTGCCGCTGTGGCAGAAGGTGCTCAGGGAAAAGAATTCGTACGTGTATATCGACAACGGCTACTTCCAAAGCAAGTGGCATGGCGGGTCGTACTACAAGGTGACGCGCGATGCGATGCAGCACCTTGGGTATGGCGCGTACCCAAGCAAGCGCTGGGATGCACTTGACATTCCCATCAAGCCGTGGCGCAGAACCGGTGAGCATGTGCTTCTGGCTTGCCAGACAGACTTCTGGTACAGGCGGCACGGCACGACGTTTGCAGATTGGGTGCGCACCACCACTGAAGAACTGCGCAAGTACACGCGTCGCCCGATTGTAGTGCGCCACAAGCCTGTCAAGGGGGTAAGGGAGCCGCCTATCTCTGAGGCTTTCGAGAATTGCTGGGCGGTAGTCACGCACACCAGCAACGTCGCTGTCGATGCGGTTGTGGCGGGGGTGCCGGTGATTGCACTGGCGGAATGCGCTGCATCGTGCATGGGTAGGCCAGACGCCATGTTCATCGAGAGTCTGCTGTACCCGGATGACGAGTTGCGATACACGTGGGCGTGCAATCTTGCTGCGAACCAGTGGACGGTTGACGAAGTGCGCGCCGGGGCAGCAGACCACCTGTTCAAGGAAAGACAATGAAACTACGCAAGGGCTGGTTCAACATACCGGGGGTGCAGGCAGGCGACCGCACCGTGCAAGACCAGATGAAAGGGCTTGACGCGCTTGAACTGCAGGCAAGCGGTAAGACGGTGCTTGACCTAGGCTGCGCCGAAGGGCTGGTGGCGCGGCAACTGGTACAGGCGGGCGCGCAGGTGCACGGCGTTGAAGTGGTGCGCGACGCAGTGCTTGAGGCACGCAAGCAGTGCCCCGAAGGTGAGTTCTACCATGTTGATCTCAACGTGCCGCACGCATTGAAAGAACTGCAGCTTCCACCGATAGATGTGGTGCTGGCGCTGGCGGTGTTGCATAAGTTGCGCAACCCGCTGCAGGTGGTGCGCACTTTCCTATCCTTCAATCCTGCACTGGTGGTGCTGCGCATGCCGCCTGCAACGCCGGGTTTCGTGCTTGACCGGCGCAGTGGAATGAAGAAGCACGATGTAGCAGGGGCGCTTGATCCCACACATGCGCTTGTGTACACGACCCGTGGCCACTTCGACGAATGGGTGGGTTACTTTGAACGACGCTAAGTTGTACGACGATGACGTGATCGAACACTACCGGGCAGCTTCGGCTACCGGGGAGCAGTTCCGCGGAATGTCTATCGTGAAGTACGAGCGTGATATCGGAGTGCTGATTGCCGCTACGCGCTCAACCCGGCTGCTCGACTACGGGAGCGGAGTGGGTGACCAGTACAAGAAGGCTGGCATTCACAAGCGCTGGGGCGTGCCGATGCCGTATTGCTACGACCCGGGCGTTGATATTCACTACACCCGCCCCACTGGCACATTCGATGGCGTGCTGTGCTCCGACGTTCTTGAACACGTGCCGGAGGAACTGGTTGACAACGTACTGCACGACGTGTTCAGTTTCGCTGAGAAGTGGGTGTGGCTTTCTGTGTGCTGCCGCCCTGCGAAGAAGTTCTTCGAGGATGGGCGCAACTTGCACTTGACAGTACGAAGGGACCGCTGGTGGGTTAAGCGCATACGTGACGCCAGTGGTGGCAAGAAGTTCTACTTGGTGTTTACACCGTGAGGATCTATGGGCATCGGTGACGAGATCATGGTGTCGGGTGAGGTAGAGCTGCTTGCCGCAGGCACTGATCACGTGTACGCCATATGCGATGCACGTGGTGGGCGCGCGAAGCACCGCTGGCATTACGTGTGGGATGGCAACCCGCACATCGCCAGACCGCATGCGGCATACACGCATGAGCTGTTCAATCACGGCGGTGCGCGCCCGTACATCAGCGCGAAGCTTGACATGCGATGGGTGTGGCGAAAGTACAGGCCATTGCCGGGCAGGTTGTACCTGACAAAGTACATAGACCACTTGAAAGCAGTGGCGTCAGGACATGTGGTGTTCAACCCTGATTTGAAGTCCGGTGCTCCAGTCAACAAGCAGTGGCCTCGCGAATACTGGGAAGCACTGGTGCGCGATACCCCGCAGGTGAGCTGGCTGCAGATAGGGGAGGGTGATGGCGTCAATACTGGATGGCGTGTGCCCGGTGCGCGCTACCTGCAAACGCCCACGTTCTGGCACGCTTGCGGCGCGCTGGCGGGGGCGCGTGCTGCTGTGCTGCAGGAGGGCGGGCTGCACCATGCGGCGGCAGCGCTTGGCACGCCTGCCGTGGTGATTTTCGGTGGCTTCATCGCACCTGACTGCACGGGTTACAATGCGCAGCAAAGCATATTCGTGCCAACTGAGGAGCACCCTCTTGGCTGCGGCATGCGGTTCTACTGCGAACACTGCGCCAAGGCAATGCGGTCAATACAACCGACAGACGTAATGCAACGATTGGAGAAAATCCTTGAACAGCGTTGACAAAGTGGCAGGCGCGCAACTGGTGGGCGGCGTGTGGCTGCCTGAAACTGAAGTGCACTTCGTGAAGATGATGACACAGCAGCACGGGAAGGGCGCAAAGAATTATCGCGAAGTGGACGGCAAGTTGACGTACCAGTACCGCAAGCTCGAAGACGCATGCAACCGCATTCCGAAAGAACGCCGTCGGGTTGCACTCGATGTCGGGGCGCACGTGGGGTTGTGGGCAATGTGGCTGGTGCGCGAATTCCAGTATGTGCACTGCTTCGAGCCGATCCCCCTGCACGGGGACTTGCTCAGTCATAACATGCCCAGTGACAACTATGAATTGCACCGCGTTGCGCTTGGCGACAAGGCGGGGCGCGTGCGTATTGACGTGCCGCCCGGCGTAACCGGGAATGCCCACGTGGTGCCCGGCGCGCCGAACACCGACATGGTCACACTCGACAGCTTCCAGTTCGACCCCTCTGGTTTCCACATGGTCGACTTTATCAAGATCGACGTGGAAGGGTTCGAGTTGCAGGTCGTGCAGGGAGCGAAAGCGACGCTGCTCGCGCATCGTCCCTATATGGTGCTCGAGCAGAAGGGCAACGACGTGAAACTCATGGGCAGCAAGGTGCGCAACGAGGCGCTCGATTGGTGCAAGGGCATCGGCATGCGCGCCGTGCACGAAATCGGCGGCGATTGGTTTCTTGACTGGGGGGTGTGACCATGACCACACGCGTTGTATCGCCGCCACCTGTCGAGCCTATCACGCTTGCAGAGGCGAAGCTGCACCTGCGCGAAACGGGCACTGAGCAAGACGCCATCATCACCAGCCTGATCGTGGCTGCACGCCAGTACGCGGAAAACTACACGCGGCGGGCGCTGGTGCAGCAGACGCTCGAGCTCCTGCTTCCGTGCTTTCCATGGGATGGCGTCATTGCGTTGCCACGCCCTTCGCTGGTGAGCGTTACGTCTGTGAAGTACATAGACACCGGGGGTGTGCTCACAACGGTAGATCCGTCTGAGTATCAGGTCGACGTGTACCGCCAGCCCGCGTACATCAAGCCTGCGTACCTGTGCTATTGGAAGGCCACGCGCTCTTCGGATGTGAACGCGGTGCAGGTGCGCTACGTGGCGGGGTACCCGGTAGGCGCAGGTTCACCAACGGATTACACCGTCAACATACCTGACGGCATCAAGCACTGGATG